TTACCTGATTCTCTTGTATCCGTATACGGCCCTGTCGCCCAGTTCTTCTTCGATGCGGAGCAACTGGTTGTATTTTGCCATACGGTCTGAACGGCTCAGTGAACCGGTCTTGATCTGTCCGGAGTTGGTAGCCACGGCGATGTCGGCGATGGTGGCATCTTCGGTCTCGCCCGAACGGTGAGATGTTACGCTGGTGTAGCCGTGACGGTGAGCCATCTCGATGGCGTTTAGCGTCTCGGTGAGCGTGCCGATCTGGTTCACCTTGATCAGGATGGAGTTGGCGCAACCCATCTCGATACCCTTGCGGAGAAAGTCGACGTTGGTTACGAAGAGGTCGTCACCCACCAACTGGCATTGGCCGCCGATCTTGTCGGTGAGAAGTTTCCAGCCTTCCCAGTCGTTTTCGCTCATGCCATCCTCGATAGAGTCGATCGGATACTTGGTGATAAGTTCCTTCAGGTATTCGGCCTGTTCGGCAGAGGTGCGTTTTTTGCCGCTGGCTCCTTCGAACTTGGTATAATCGTAGATGCCGTCTTTGTAGAACTCTGAGGCGGCACAGTCGAGAGCGATCTTCACATCCTTGCCCGGTTCATAGCCGGCATTCTTGATTGCAGTGAGAATCGATTCCAGTGCCTCTTCGGTTCCACCTGCCAGGTTGGGAGCGAAACCACCTTCATCTCCTACTGCAGTGCTGAGTCCCTTGTCGTGAAGCACTTTCTTGAGTGCATGGAAAACTTCGGCACCCATGCGGAGTCCTTCGCGGAAGGAGCTGGCGCCAACCGGACGGATCATGAACTCCTGGAAAGCGATGGGAGCGTCGGAGTGAGAACCGCCGTTGATGATGTTCATCATTGGAACGGGCAATACGTAAGTATTTGTTCCGCCGATGTAGCGATAGAGGGGTAATCCCAGGTAGTTGGCGGCAGCCTTGGCTACGGCGAGCGAAACGCCCAGAAGTGCATTGGCTCCCAGGTTCGATTTGGTCTTCGTTCCGTCGAGTTCGAGCAGCTTGGCGTCGATCTGTGTCTGTTCCAACACGTTCATGCCTACCAATGCAGGTGCAATCACATCATTGATATTTGCAACCGCTTTCAGTACACCCTTGCCCAGGTATCTTTTCTTGTCGCCGTCGCGAAGCTCCAATGCTTCGTTTTCACCGGTTGATGCACCCGATGGAACTGCAGCGCGTCCAAACGCACCCGACTCCGTTAATACATCAACCTCTACTGTGGGATTGCCTCTCGAATCCAACACTTCACGTCCTAAAATACTTACAATTCTCATGTTGTTCTTGTTTTTATATTGAAAATTCTGTTTTCGAATGATCTTTAACTCTCCGGAGTTGACCGTTGTCACTGTTGTTCTTTTTTCTACGTGTGAAATGTAAATAACCTATTATCAACGGGAGAGCGGTTCTGAAACCGGCACGCAAATATAGGATTTTTTTGTTTATCCGGCCGGGGTTGCGACGTTAAATATTGCTTATAACTATACAATAAATGTATAATCCGAAAAACCAAATGTAATGAGAACGAAAAACGAAATGCGAGATTTTAACACAATATTTAGTTGCAAATCGAAAAACGAAAAGTGAATTTTTTTCTACACACATAGGATTTAAACAGCATTTAAATAGTGTTTAAATATTAAATCAAAACAACATCATCTGTTTTGCCCCTACCTTTTGATAGTTCATCGTCAACACCTCGACCTTTTCTCCCATACCCGCAGATTTCTTCATCCGGATTTCCTCTGTTTTCCATCTATTTTGATGAGTATATTCTAACAGGGCATCGCTCGGATAACTGCTTAACATGAATTTGCCCTTACAGGCAGAAAGTGTCTCTAATAACTTAATAAAATCACCCTTCGTATATCCGTCGTAGTGACCCATATCAGAGTTAAAATATGGTGGATCGATATAATGGAACGTGGTCGGCGTATCGGTTGACTGAATAACATTTATTGCGTCCCGGCAAAAGATACTGGTACGCTCCAACCGGCGGGCGTATAATATAGTGAACATTTCTTTCGACCATTGTACCTGCTTAGCTTTGTTGCTATCGATACTAACCGCCCATCCGTTTGTAAATATCGAATAAATGGACTGTTTACTGAGCATCCATACCGCCCAAGCGCGTAACACATCAGAGTGCGAAAGAGGATCAGAATATATTTCACGGGCTTGGTTGTGCTGGAATTCGCTATGAAGGGTACAATCGATTTCGTCTTTCAGTTCATTGAAATTCCTTTTAAGCGTACGGTAAAAGTTAACCATTTCGCCATTTATGTCGTTGATAAATTCAATCTCGGATGGTTGCTTGGCGAAGAATATTGCTCCACCTCCAAAAAATGGCTCATCATATTGCTTATGCGTTGGGATTAGTGACAAAATTCGGTTTGTCAATTGCTGCTTGCCTCCCCAGTACGTAATCGGCGTTTTCATATTCTTATCTTTATTTTGTTATTACATTACTAAAATTCATATCTTTGCACTACCACTCCATATAGAAATAGGTGCCACAACACCGAAAGGATTATGCCCTTGCTGTGGTGTTGTGGCACCTTAATCAATCCGTCAGGAGTGGTTTTTGACGAATTGACGGCAGGGGCTTTTTATTTACCCTGCCGCTTTGATTTTTGATATTTATTTTATTACCCCTTACAATTTATTGTTCAATATACTTTTCGAAAGAATACAAATAGGTTTTCGGGTCTATCATTGCGAGATACCTTTTGAAATAATCGACAGCTTGTTCGGTCAGTTCTATATCTTCATGCTTTTTTAGTGACATATTAAATATCACGTCTTCCCGTGTTAGAGAATTTTTGAAAGATATCTCAAAAAAATCATGTTTAGGGTCTTCTGAGATTAAACTCACCTCCTGTATGTTACCCTCCCTGTCCAACAGGGGAAATCTTGTGAAATTAATTGTTTTCATAATCTTATAACGTCTTTATAAATTCGTCAAATACAGTAATATGTTCGTCAATATCTCCCTCTATAAATGTCTTTCTAACGCCATCTTTTAGAGTGATAGCGCCTACTGGGTATGAACCTTTTTCCTCCAAAACAGAACCGTCTTCCAAGTCCGTTTTCCCGTTTGGATATATTTTCATTTCTACATAAGAACCGGATACTTCTATTTCGTATCTGCACCCGTTGTTATCCACCTCGAAATTTCGAGTTATAACTTGTTTGCTTGACTGCTCTTTAAATTCCATGATCTTTTATTTTTTAACCCGGTTGACCCCAATTCGTATGGATCCTCCAATACCCACCGTAATAAACTAATACGGCTATGGAGTTTTGTAAGATCCTGAACCACGGCCCGCCATTAAGAAGAACCCTTATATTGCCATTAGTTATCCCGTCTTTAAGAATAGCGTAATTAGTGGGGGATGTATTAACTATAACCTTGATGTCCCCATTGGACGGGGAAGATCCTCCAGAATTTGTAATTCTGTATATTCCCGCACCGTCACCTACAGAGGTTAGAACTATGAGCGTAGTATCAGTGGATAGATGATAATTTGTGCTCGCTGAAAGCGAATGAGATGTGTAATTCAGGTTCAATATTCCGACTTGCAGTAATTGCCTGATATTGCTCACTACTGATGAATTCAGGTTTATATTGTTATAAAATCCTGCCCCTGCCGTAATGGTAATTGCGTCCCCGTAAATATCCAATCCTATACCCACCCCGAAACTTGATGACAATTGCATTCTCCCGGAAGAATTACATGTGATCTGCCCTGCATAGGTCCCCAATCCGGAATACCATTCTATTTTTTGGGAATTACCCGATTGGTATACTAATTGCAGTCCGGCATTGTCCAACCTTCCTTTTCTGCTCGCAAATGTAGGGGGTAGATCAATATAGCCCCCCGATTTCATTTCCAAAGTACCAAGGAAACCGCTCGTCGCGTCAATGATACCTGTAATTTCCGTTTCCGTGAACTTGGAAGTCCCGTCGTGCCTTATAATGGCTTTCGCGGTTCCGGCGATAGCCTGATTATATGTCCCGCCTGCCCAGAATGCCACACCATTACCTTCGTCCTGGAATGCACTCATCCCTGCCGTGATAGGGTCATCGACAGAAGGTCTCAACTGTATCATCGTTGATGTGATGAGCCCGCCCTCTATAGCGGTGAAATTATCAGTAACCGCTTTAGAGGTGTTGGCCTTTCCAAGTGCTTCGGAGGCTGTTAATTGAGCGCCTTCCGCCATACCCTCTGCATCTTCAGCTTTCATCAGGATGTAATCCTGTATAGTCTTGATAGCTTCCTCCAGTGCATTCTGGAAAGCACTCATCAGGGAATTGAACGTACTGAAAGCGCTATCCACCGCCGCCTTTTCGGAAGCAGATGTTTCCCCGTCCGCTATTGCGTTGTTGATGGTAGATAATAATGCATCCCTTTGCCCCCATAAATTCACCTTGGCATTTAGCAGGTTTGTTTTCGCAGAACCTGACCCGAGATTTGGATTTGCATAGACTTTATTATATGAAGCCTCCGCTTTCACCATCACCTCATTTACCGAATTGATGTATTTTTCGATGGACTTCGCCTCGGCTGCATCCATTACCCCATCTTTGAAAACACCTTCAATGTAATTATCAAGGTCCGCGACGCTATCCAATACGGCTTCAGCGAAAGATTGTGCATTTTCGGCATCCTGCCTCACCTGGTCAATTTCAGCCTGTACATCTTCCGGGGCGGGTGACCAGTCGGTAGCTTTATTTCCTTTTGTAACCCATATCTTGTAAATCCCGTTTATGACATTATCATAATGGGTTGCCCTAAAACTAACCGTGATAAGACCGTTTTCATCGGATTTTACAATGCGGGAAGCGTCGGACGCAACACCGTTAGTAGGTGAATTTTCTGTTATAGTTGGGCCTGGAGCAGCCCAACAGTCCATGAGTGTTGGAGAAGGACGAGGGATTGTAGTTTGAACAACATAGTCAGTATCGGCAGCGAGTTGAAGTGTCTTTCTCCTGAAACTACCTGAAAGAATAATATCCTGTAATGAATAGTAATTCCTGCCGCCAATTTGCAAGTCGTCAACCTGCTGTTGAGCATATTCTTTCGCTTCCTGCAATTTTGCCTGTGCATCGGCAATACGCGCGGCTTCTTCGGCGGTAACCTTTCCATCGGCATAAACCTCGGCTTCCATCCTTGCCAAGTCCGCCTCTATGGCTGCCACATTATCGGCATGCGATTTGGCCTCGTTTTCGGCTAATATTATAGCGTATTCTGTATCCGAAGCCCAATCTTCCAAATCCGTTTCAGTTCCGGAAGACAGGAATTTTATCCGGCCGCCTATGATGCCGCTCAACAAATCAAAGTACGTTTGTCCGTCCTGGCTCACGATACGGTCGGTGGTGACCCGGCCGGGCAGGATCTCGGTGAAACCGTAGAGTGGCGCAAACGATCGGTCACCATCCTGTTCGCTGTTGAGTATACCTAAAAGGAAGTGGTATTGCCCTGCCACGCTTTCCATCGCGATCGCTGTCTCGGATAAAAGAAATATTCCGGTCGTGCCGGATGTGGCACACCGGGCATACAGGTAAAACGCCTTATCGGGATCAAGTGCCGGCGATGTGTAGGCCGTCATATCCCAATATTTATATTCCGACGCTGCGTGTGACTTTTTCAGGGACGTGACCCCGATTGTCATGTGCTGAATGATCCCCGCGGCGGCTGTCAATACTTTTGTAGTAGTATTGAAAGCAACGTTATGCGTAACCGGTTGCGGATTGGTTTTCGAGTTGACAAAACGGAATTGTAGCGATTCATCACCGACAAGCAATTGCATCGTTTGTACCGTCAATGGATTAATACTGCCGGAAAAATTCAACAACGCCTCATGCAGCATGGACATCGTCTCCTTCGCATCCCGCCACTGGCGTTTAGAATACCGGATTAAGTCCTTTTTATCCGCCTCCCGGACAACCTCCTCCGCTTCGAGTTTACCCAGGTCGGAGGAGAAACTACCTGAAACGGGGGCATTCGACAACGTGATCTCCGGCTTATGTGGTTTGTTCACATAGTCCTTAATGGCCGTGATGCGGATCAGAACACCATCCGGCTGGAATTGCGGGTCGCTGAAAAGGATATGGCCGCCCGGCACGATCTTGCCGCCGATCTCGAGCCATCGAGATCTCGACCACACTCCATCCAATTCACCGGTAAAACTAAACTTGTCATTCTCCTCCTCGGCGAAGTACTTGACCGCTTCCCGGAACATATCCCACGACGCGCCCGTCTTCGTCGCATTGTCGCAGATATAAGCTTCCGGCATACGTATATTGAAAATAGCGTATTTATCGCCCACTGAAGGAACGAATACACCTCCGGGCATGATCTGCCCGTCAAGTTCAGCCGGGACGATCTTAAAGCGTCTTTCGGCGTGAATATAGCCCGTCAGATCAGTGTCAGTTTGCTCTAAATCGAATTCCCTGCCGGCCAACGCACCGGACTGGAATACGATCGTAGCCTTTTCGCCCGGTATCCGGCAATCACGGTAATTCAGTGATTCCGGGATACTGGTATCCCTGATGTCATAAAAATGCTTATCAGCATCCACGACAATGGCATGGGACACGGTTCCGACCCGCTTCGGATAGAATTTAGACCCGTCAAAACCGGCCTCTCCGATATTGGTATTCCCGTCGCGGGTGATATACATGCCGTCCGCATCGGTTCTGTAAGTCTTACCTTCATACACCAGTGTTGCCGATTTGGGTAAAAGGAGCGTATTACTTCCATATGTGCTGTAATCAATGTTCCGCTCGCCACCCTCCACATCAAGCTGCCCGATCGGTTGCCGGTCGCCATCATTCTGACGGCCGATTCCTGTCTTAAATCCATTGCCAAGCCCGTAAGACAACGGTAACGGATCATCTTTGAATTTCTCAACTTTCCGAAAATGAATAGTTTTTCCGGCAATCTCCCATTCGGTTGAAAATTCCTGTGTGAGACGGTTCAGGACGTCGTAACAGCTTTCAATATTGAACGACAGATACGTTTCCGTCGCCTCTATGCAATCACCTATTGACCATCCGCCACCATATTTAGCGTTCAGGTTGTCGATAAGAAGATGGATAAATTCGCTGGGAGTAGCAGTTAACTTAAATTTCGACCGGTAAGGCTTTGCTGATCGGTCCCGATAAAGACAGAATTTTAACCACTCCTTATTCCCATGAAGCACCAGTGTGTATGCAAAATCCCTGGTACTGTTCTTTTTGAAATTCTCCGGGTAAAACAAGGTATAACGTGCCCCCTCAAAGTCCACATAAGCCCCGCGCGGAACCGTCACCGGCCCGGTGGTGTAAAATTGCAGTGTAAGGCTGTCATCGGCCATGATTGAACGATAACGTACACTGCTGTCATCGACCTGAATGTCGAGTATTTCCGCTCCGGATGCGTTGTAGATTTTCATAACCCTAACCCCTGCTTAACAATCGTTTTGCATTCTTCGCAATAATCAAAATACACCTGGAACTCCACTGGCTTTTCATCACGCTGGCGGTGTATCGACAGTTCATCATCGAGTGAGTACCTGTCGCGGATCATGGCCGCTACGATAGTCTCATACCTGTCGTTTTGGACATGTACCGTGTCATATTCAAACGCCATCCTGTTGCCGGATTCATCTTCAACCTCAATCTCTTTTATATTGAAATTGAAATGGTAACTGCCATCACCTAAATCCAAAAGGGCCGGCGGCCTGTGATCCGAATTCGTTTTCATACCTTTTCCTGTTTACAGTTTTACTCTTTGCTGGTTTGCAGGGAGCGTTCTCCGCCGTGGCGGGTACTAACACCCTCAATAAACTTGTCATCTTTTGCCAAGTGGCAAGGCCTTTGCTTTTGTATTTTTTATATCCAGTATAGCTGGGAACTGATCGTCGCATTCGCATTCGAGGGAGCGTTATTCGTATTCGCGTAGACGAGACCTGCATTCGAACCATTCGTCGCAGTGCCGCCGAACAGGACGCCCAAAAAGCAAACAGCCTGTATATATTTTCCGTCGCGCACCGCGTTCGCTCACGCGGGTAAAAAGCAAAGCCGGGAACCGATCGACGCATGCGCATCCGAGGGAGCGCTATTCGTCCTCGCGAAGACGAGACCCGCAGTCGAACCATTCGTCGCAGAGCCGCCGAACAGGACGCCCCTCTGGCTTTCACCAGAGGCCGGAAGGGATGTATAGAAATAAACTGAAAAATAAGTGGTCGAACCGGCACCGAGCAACAACGGCATGATATCACCCGATTCACCGAACAGTATTTCCCTCACATAACCATTCACCCTGGGAAGGAGACCCCTCAATTCGTAACCGTCATAATTCGTGCTCTGAAACCCGGCCGGGTCTTCACATACGTAGAACTCGGAAATCCCGCCGGCATCATCCGCCAGGATACGGCATTTAATTCCGTCAGTCCATTTCCAAATATGCCCGAAAACATTCTCTATACCTCGGTAGCTTGGGACTTGCACCGTCGTAGGCACGGGATATTCCGCCGGTAAAGTGAATGGAACCACGCCCGAATTATTCCCCAAGCTGTTTGTCGTTCCGCAAGGGATCAGCGGATATTGCGAATTATAGTCCGTCCAGTTTGCACTGGCCAACATTGTCACTCCCGGGCCTAAACCGCCCTGCCGGTAGCCGTTCGAGTTAAGCGCAGGATTAAAAGCAAGCTTGCAGTTAAAATTCGCATACTCGGTAAAGTATAACCAGACAATGGCGACGTGGGGCCCATACGTGTTGCAATTCCATTCCGCCCCCCTGTTCCGGGCATATGTCCTGAAATTCGTCAGGGAGATGGCGGTTGCCGGCATGCCACGCAAATCCCTGTACGTGTCATCCCACGCCGCATTATTATTCCCACCCCTGAAGGCCGCGGCGGAATTGACGACGGACGACAACTTTAGCGTCGAAGTACGATCAACGGTCGCCTCATAGGCCGAGACATAACATTTCGGGACACGGTGGAAGCCGGGAAGGGGAAATTCCGAAAGCATGCAACGATAAACAGTTCCCTCCTGTTCGAACCTTCTGTAATGTTCCGGTATTTCCACCATCACCTGTCCGGATGCACCAGAAAGATCGGCCGGCATACCCGTATCCGTTTTTGTACTATCGCCAGGATGCAGGTAATAACTTACCGTGCCGTCATCGCGCAACAAACAACGCCGCATCCGCCGTTGAATAGGCAGTGAAACATGCAGTTCATGCTTCCCGATGCGGGTGCATGCCGAATTCGCGACCGTGGAATCCCACTCAATACCGTACCATCCGAGATGCCCGGCAGCAGCGGATTCGAGGAATTCTAATCCGACTTTGACGGATTTATTAGTATTATCAACCCCAAGCGCAAACAAACCGGTTAATGATCTTGCCTCCGGCAACTCACTGACTTTTATTTTTTGTATATCTTCCGCCATCTATTCAATATTTTAAATCGATAAATATCCCGTCCTCAGTAGTAATCAGCTTATCATCTTGTGATGCCAACAGATAAACTTCACTGTTAATTACGAATGCGGTAAAGCACATTGTCAAATCAAATTCACACACAACCGGGCCGGAGTGTGAGTGTAACTGCCAATTTCCCGTTTTCCGGTAAAATGCCTGGTAATTCCTTCCTTTATATCCGATTGTCCGGAGCCCTGGTTTCAGGAGATCACCGAACAATGCGTTATATGAATTCCAAAAACCTGCCATTTGAACGGCATTTAAACAGCATCCAAATGTTACTTCCTTTTCCGCAAACCGAACAAAATTCGTATCATACGTCTGTCCACTCATAAGGGAATTGGTATGCGTGAGCGCCTTTTTCAGTTTCGGGGCACGTTCCAAATCATCAAGCCCCTCCGTGATGACTATTCCGTATTTATCCAGCGTTTTCCCGTCGAGTGAAACTACGCACGTAAGGCTGATATCGGCATTGGCGGCCGGATAACCTACAGGAATAACCGGAGCATCCTCCACAAACTTTACCGAAAACATATCCGCCCCGTCGAAGCTTTCCAAATCCGGCATTTCCGACACACGTACTGTTTTCGAAAGTAAAAGAGACGGTATACTGATCGTCCGGTAACCAGAAGCCGCCAAGAATACGAAAAAGTTTCGCCACCCATGTATCGCGCTGGTAATGCCAAAATCAATAGTTATCTCCTGAGCCTGCAATCGAGGTTCAGACAGATCGACCTCGACGCCGTGCTCCTCCGGCCAGTCGTTTTTATCCGGCTCTTTTAGTGCCGGGAACGACAGCAATTCATCGTATCCGTCACCCTCGATAAACGCCCCGAATTCGGTGTAAATATCCACTCCGTCTATGTAGCAATATCCCGTCATCGCTTCAAATTAATTCCTTCCCTTACCATTTTCCCAATGCCTTCCTTCACTTCCTCCATGCTGTCCTCAATCGCCTCCAGCCGGTCTGTATTGTCCGCGATCCGGTTGATAGGGTCGAAGATCCTAAACAGGAAATTCGCCATGTCGATGACATTCTTATCAATATTCATCAGCCGGGCCTGCACATTCGTCAATTGCCCTTCCAGTTTATTGCCCTGATCCTGCGATAGTCCGGAGATGCCTTTGCTCGCTGCCGTACGGCCGGTCTCTTCGGGTTCGAACAGGTCAAATCCCTGCCGCTTCATTTCCTCGCGTACTTCCTCCATACTTTTACCGTACGCAGCGATCTTATCTTTATAGTTTTTTGAAAACCACACTATGTCATCTACGATATCACCATCACCCCCGGCATCAAAACTATCTTCCATCCGTTGCTGTAATTCGTCGAACATCTTCTGAAAATGAGCCGAGAAAACAAGCTGGGCAATGATATTTTCGATCGTACTGGTAAGTTTATCCTCGAACACGTCCACGGCCGCATAGAGGTCGTTATTTCTGAAACTGTTGACTAATGCATCGGAAAGGCTACCCCCGATATCGCCCGCCAGGTCGCTGAAGGTCTGCCGCATTTGTTCCTGCGCTTCAAGCGCCTTTTCACGTATTTGCTCCCAGTTGTCAACCAGTTTTTTAGTCGCGTCATCCAGTTTGGAATAATTCTCAAGGATGGCGGGATTAAGTTCAAATGTTTCCGTACCATCTTTCAATATCGATCCGAATTTCTGCGCAAGCGATTCGAAGACAGGGACTACCTTCTTTTTTGTAGCCCCGAAGAGCCCGCCGAGCGCCCCTCCAATCAGCCCGCCGAGGGCTGTCCCGATAACGGGGATGACTGATCCTATCGCAGCACCCGCGGTCGCACCTGCAGCCGCTCCTGTGGCAATATTTTTTCCGGATACAACCTTTTTAGTTCCGACCTGAATTTGACCTTCTGCCAATTTATTCAATGAGTCATTCAGTTCCGTCATGGACTGCCGGTACTGGTTTGCACCGGCGATGGCTTTTGCGTATGGATTTTCCACGCCGAAAATATTGGACTGCTGGTATTCTAATTCTTCAATCCGCAACATACGTGCTTTATGCGCCGCTTCCTCGATCTTGTCGTTCCATTCCTGCTGTTTCTGTCGGTTTTCTTCAAGTTGCGCGCTGGCCATCTGGTACAATTTTACCAGGCCGCTTATGGCATTCCCGACATGATCAGTGGTTGTCGCTTCCTTATCAAAAGCGGCCGTAACTCCATCCACACCATCAGCCAGGGCCGATAGTGATTCTCCCAATTCACCGCCGATACCGGAAAGAGTGGAAAGCCAGTTTTTCAAGTGACCGCCTATTTCCTTCACCCTGTCAGTTGGAATTCTTTTCAATGAAGCGGACAGTTTATCGATTTCGGAGCGAACGAGTTTGATATCTTCCTCCACATCCATCCCGTCACGCTGCATTTCTTCCAACTTGGCGAGTTTTTTTTGTTGCCCTTCCAGCTCTATCTGCAACAATTTCTCCTGCCGGTCAACGGCAAGGATCACTTGCCTGTCATCTATTTCCTGTTTGCGGAGTGCGAGTTCATTTTCAAGTTCGATCTCGCGCAGTTGGGCCTCATGGGTTATCTGCTTTCTGGATTGTATCCGGGCGTTCTCAATCTGTGCGATCAGCGCAATGCTTCCTTTTGCTTTCGATAGAAGGTCGTTGTAATAAGCATCCGAATCGGCAAGCTGCTGGTTAAGCCGCGTTTCAAAATTCAGGCGTAATTCGGTCTGTATAGCCTTATTCTGGTTAGCCGTTTCGGTATCGATCTGCCGGATTTTCGCGTCATACTGTTGTTTAGCAAGCAAAGCCTCCTGTTGTGCCTGGGCGGAAATTGCTTCCACCTCTTGCTGTGAAACAGGTATTTTCGCCTTTACAAGTTCCTGCAGGTGTTTTTCCCGTGCTGCCTTATCCCGCGCGATTTCTACAAGCGTATTCTCATATTCCTGTTTTGCCTGGGATTTGCGCTTCTCCTCCCCTTCAGCCATCAGGGCGATACGCTTTTCATTTATACGGCGCAGGGCATCAAGCCGTTGTTCCGAGAGCCGGTTTTCAGGTGTGGAGGTGGAAGAATCTGCCCCACCTCCTGTATCTTCCCCAAAGATGGATTTGAAAATTGTTTTGTCATCAATAAGTGATTCTAACTCCTTGTTTTTTTCCTGTATATTTTCCCGGAGTTTATCCATCCCGTCAACCCACCTTTGCGTGTTACGGTTAATCAGGTCATTCATCGTCTGATCGCCCGCGGATCGGCTAAACGTACGTTCAAGGCCTATCCACATGGACTCCCAGAATGTAAGCGGTTTAGAACCTTCCTTTTGCATCGCATCGAGTGTGCCCTGGTCTTCCTCTATACTCGCAAACAATTTTTTTGCCTTTTCAACTTTGTACAAAGTGACAAGGTAATTTTTCATTGCAGTATTGGCATTGTCGATCAATACCCCCTCCCGGTTGATTTGACCATTATAATCCGGCATAAGGGTTTTGATCCTTTCGATTGCCTTATTCCGCAATTCCAACGTTTTTGTCTGGTCGGAAGCAATCTTATGGAGTTGCTCCATTTTCACCTTATCGGCTGCCATAGCCTTGACCGTATCAACCTCCAGGTCGATATATTCCTGCTTGAGGGCGTTAATCTCCGCCTGTTTCTTTTTCCACTTGTCATATACCACTACCAGGGCGGCAATACCGGCAAGCAATAACCCCACTCCTGATACCATCAATGCCTTTGATAGTCCAACGCCGATCCCAAGCTGGGTATTTAAGACAGTTTGCGCCGCCGCCCATTTTTTCTTTGCGCCCTGCAACAATACAATAGAAAAATAGGAATCTTTATTAAGTGTCTGGGCCACCTGTTGTAAACCGATCGTCGTAGCCATCACGGCCTGTAACCGTGTTTGGATTTGCTGCAGTTTTTCCTGTTCGGCGCCAAACAGCGATGCGATACCCACGCCTGCGCTCATGGCTCCTGAGAGCCCGGCAATGGCATCCGCCGTAGCACGGATGTTTTTTTCGTCATCAGCCAACACACGGCCCTGCTGGGTAATATCGCCGTACCGGTCTTGCATTTCACCGAGACGCTGCATGGCCTCACGGTACTCGTCCGTACCCTCGGTCATCTTCGCCATATCATTTTTAAGGTTCATAATGCGGGTACGGAGTGTTCCGGCTTCATCGCCGCTTTCTTCCATCCCTTTTTCAAGCAATGCGAGGGCGAATTCCGCATCTTTCAACTCTTTTTCTACTTCGACGATCGAGACGGATAATTTTTTTGTTTCCTCCACATTGGTGGATGCGGAAAATGATTTCTTTGTATTTTCAAGTGTGGACTTTATATTTTCGATATACGATTTCTGCACTTCAATCAAAAGTTTTAATTTGTCTTTTGTGGAAGTTATATTATCGCCGACAGACTTAAATCCATTGTCGGTTTTATCATCGAATAACATTTCCAACTTTACAGGTTTCATTTTAAGCGATTTAAAATAATTTCGCCGGTGCATCTGCCACCATCCGCATTATTGTATCAAAAGATATTTTCCACATGATCCGGTGATATGTCCAACCGGTTTCACTTGCTATCTGCCAGATAACTCCGAAAAGGCTATGGGAACCTTCGTTCGTTAACTCCTTTTCTTTTTTTGGCTCAGTCTTGGTCCTGCGACGTTGATCGCTGCGCCCGATCTGATAATAGTCATAAAAGACTTGGCGTCGAGTAAATTCATGAAAACACTAACCGTATAGAGTAAAGCATCCGGATGGCAACGCCACCGCAGGAACCATGCTAACGCGGGAGCAATCAGCTTTCCGCTTATATACCCGCTGCAAACGGCGAGTGCGACAAATTTCGATACCGCCCTTCCATGTTGCTCCATGAACCGGAGTTGTTCCGTTTTGTCCATTTTATCCAGTTGCTCGATAGTCGTATTGAACGAAAACCAAACCCTCAATAAGCGAAGCAACCCGCCCAGGGGCGGGCGCTTAACTGTTACGCGCGGAGTAATTTTCCATCTCCTGAACCGGATCGGTCGAAGCGGTACGGAAACCCCGATATCCAGCAGGGCTTCCGTTGCTTTCAATTCTTCGTTCATGGGTTATCCCTCCTCAGGCGCGGTGTTGTCGATCGAGAACGGAGAGTTAACCCCATCATATTCGACTGTAATAGTACATTCCACGCCGTATGGGTCATCACCCCCGATCGTACCCGCCGTATCGCCTGACAACGTAGCCTTTGCGGCTGTAATAATTTGCCCCGTTACGGCCTCTATTTCAAGGGCGCCCTCCTTTACAACAGGAATCGGCGGCGCATTCCATTTGCCCGGCTTTTGCGCGTCGGCAGTTCCGCCGAGAACATCGACCAAGTTCGCCACCTTCAGCTCTATGAGCCTGAACGTGTACTGAATCGTACCGGCCTTCTTTAGCACTCTTTTTACAACCGATCTGGTTTGAGCAGCGACTATCTCAAGGAATTCCGGGGCGCTGCCGCCCTTCTGAACGCCCTGCTCGGAGATAAGTCCTATTTCTTTGCCTGCGAATTTTATCTTCGCGAGAAGCAACATAATTCCATCTAATTCTGGCATAATCTATAATTTTTTAAAGTTTAAGTACAATTTAACCAGCTTCCAACCGGCGAACGCGAAAAGGACCAGTAGTGTAAAGTCCCCTATACGCATCCTGATTGCCTGCCATTTTGTCAATACGTTTATCTCTTTTTCAACCTCAACCGGTATTGGAATTTCCTTTTCCGTATAAATCGTATCGCTCGGCAGATATACCGTATCCGGTTGTGTTTTTGTTCCATACTCCAACATGCCATCCCGGAACGAGAGATCAGAGGACATGTTCTTGCTTTTTTGCTCATCGATGCCTTTCAGTAGCACGTTATTCAGAGAATCGCATTCGAACCAGGTCCGCAATACCGCGCTATCACCCGGCACGAATACAGGAACCAACGTCGTTATTTTGCGTTCCACCGTTTTAACCGGTACCTGAATAACCGACTGCTTGCTTCTGCACCCGCCCAATAGGAGTGTCAGAAAAAGAAATATGATTATTTTCTTCACTGCTGTTGATCTCATTTTTAATTTTTTCAACCATGTCGGCAAGGTTTTCTGCAGTAATCCTGTCGAGTAATCTCACAATCTTGCTGTTTATCGACCTTAACCTTTTTACCTCCTTATCAAGTTTTTCCATCTGTTCGCTCACATTAGCGTACTGGGTCTCCATCTTCTCCGCGAGTTCTCTCCACATTTTTATGATCGATTCGGCATTGTCTATTTCAGCGGCTTTGGCCTCTGCGGCAGCTTTTTTCTTTGTGGGTTTTAGCGTAGCGAGCGTAACAATCAACCCGCCGCCGAGGAGAAGGTTAAGAACAAGCGATATGATCTCAAATACACCCATTGTTAATGTCAACTAAAATATAAATCCGCTTCCGCTTTACGCCGCTTTATCAAACCGGGCAAAACCTTCCTATCCCCGTAAATCCATTTTGAAAACTCCTGCCTGATCCGGGGATCGTTCGTATTCGCTTTTGCGTACTTCAACAATGTCGAACGGTTAAAATTCCCGGTGCCAACGTTGAACACAAAGCTAACAAGGGCATCGAACTGGTTTTGTGTAAGCTTTAATCCTGCGGCATTCACGGCACGTTCTGCGGAGGCAATATCGGATCGCAGGAATGCGTCACCCTGAGCCTCGGTTATCACATCGCCGGGTTTCACCCCTGACGTGTGACCGTATCCGATCGTCCAAATGCCGGCGGGACATCGATAAGCATGAGGGACGAATCCCTCATGCGCTTTGATGAGTGCTACGCCCTTGTCACTCGTTTTCATTTCTCTGAACTTTTGGATTTTGATTTAGCCTTTGGCGCCTCCGCCGGTTCTTCAGCTTTTACAGGTTCAGGCCCTACCGTTGCGGGTTCAGTTACCTTCACTTCCGAACCTTCAGAGCCTTCACCCTTTCCGGCAACATCGTTACCGTCTTTAAGAGTATCAGCCGGAGGTGTTTCTTCAACCGCTTCCACCAATCCGCGTTCAATCAGATCGGCTGCACGTTCGTTTTCAAATTCATGTTCCGTACCCACTTCATAGCGGGTGACGTGGTTATATTTATCGCGAAACCGCTGTAATACTTTTACCTTCATTTTTTATAAAATTATGGGATGCCGGGGGTTTATTCCGGACATCCCGGTTATTTATCCTTCCGGCTCCTCTTCGTCGTCAGCTACGAATACGGCATCTTCCCGCGTATCAAGAACGACGCATTCCTCACCAAACGCCATGTTGGTGTCGGCTTTCATCAGAAGTTTGAAGAAATACAGCTCCGATGCATTGGCGATCTTGTCGATCTGGATCACATCTTCGTCATCCTGAAGGTTGACGCCGGCAAAGAAATTACCGTCAACGCCGGAAGACCAGAGAGAGGCCACGATCAGATCGTTAGGCCATGCAGCGACGGTTTCGATCTTGATACCTTTGTAGCTTTTGCGGTTCACATCCGTTTCGCTTGCATTCTTGTATTCGCGTTCGGTCAACTCATCGTCATATTTATCAAAATCTTCGACAGACATGACGATCTTCAAATTCGGGTTTTCACGCAAAGCCTTGGGAATAGCTTTTTTTACCGCCTTCAGCTTGTCGATCATGGTGGCGGGTGCAGGAGTGGCGGGAAGGATGATCAGATCAGGGTCCTTTGCCATTTGCGTTAAAATACCGTTCATCAGGTGATCGTCATCATCGCCATATGTACCGTTCACAAAGTGTTCGCCAAGTTCAAACTGGACCTGCTTCGACAGTTCCGAGAGCAGCGTATTCTGTACTTCCGGGGGAAGTTCACGGAATACCAGGTTCCCTTTCGGCTGGAAAGGACGCCAGATATGTTCAAACGTGCGTGGGTTGAACACGGTGAAAGCCATGAAATCCTTCGGATCAATGGATTTTTCATCATAGTTGAAGTCTCCCTTTGAATCTTCAACACCCGGATTTTCCTTGCGTTTTTGCAGCATCTTGCCGGTTTTAATACGCGGCAGGCTGATTTTCTTCTCTACCCCGGGGATGATCATGATCAGCCCTTTCTCAACGAGTTCGTTCCGGGTAGTGGCGAGCGTAAGGATCGACTCCAGTACCTCGCCGTTGTAATTGGTGTTTCGTACTACAATTGCCATTTCAATTTATTTTTTGAGTTTGTTTTGTATTTCCGCCATCCGTTTGTTCCAGGGGCTTTCACCGGAAGGATTTACACGCAGGTCATTGGTCACGCGTCTTTTGGGCGTAAGGTTTTTCAAAGCAGCTTCACCGTTCACACGATCATTATCCAGCAAAGCCTGGTAGGTCGGACGGGTAGTGGCATCGATGCGTCCGTCATTTTCCGCATCGTCAAGCAGTTTCTTTTTCGCGGCTTCGTCATCGGCTTTGGCTTTGTCCTCAAACACCTTCAGGCTTGTCCTGGCAGTATTGAGTTCGTTCGTCAATCCGGGAACTTTGGCCGCTTCCGTTTCAAGCTGTTCTATCACCTGGAAAACAGCTTCATCCGTCGCGCAGTCCTTAAACCGCGGACGCTTCCTGATTTCGTCTAAATTCATCTGTTTATTGGTTTTGTGGCTGTTTTCAAGCCGGTTATTGAATATTTTGTAGATTTCTTCCGGTGTAGGATTCGGCTTTGACGGCGGGTCAGCATCATAAATACCGTCTATAAACCCGAGTTGCAGAGCTTCATCCGCCGTAAGCCAATGGTCTTTTCCGTCGAAGTAGGTTTCTTTGATCGCTTCGGGTGTCATCCCGGTCTTTTCCGAATACATGACTGCCAGGGAGTTCTCCAGGGCTTCGATTTCTTTAATGGTCGATTCCAGTTCTTCTTTGGTTCCATAACAACCGCCCGAAACGCTGTGAAGCATCAGGCGGGCATATTTGCTCATCTGCACAGGTTTTCCGCACAGTGCGATAACGGATGCCATGCTTGCGGCTATTCCATCGACGAAGATGCGGATGTTCGCCTTGCTGTTCAGGAAAGCATTGAATATGGCTATCCCGGCATATACGTCCCCGCCATTTGAATTGATCCGTACATCAATGTTCCTGTGGACTGTTTCGGCCTCTTTTAATTCACGCACGATATCAGCCGGACGCACATTGTCCGCCCAGTCCGAAATATCCCCGTAAAGGAAAATCGTTGCCGTGTCGCCGTCCACTATTATGTTAAAAAATTTCTTCATCAATGTCGTTTTTGTCGCTGTTACTTTCCGCTTCATGGATGCAAAATTGTACTGATTTTTCGCGTTGTGCAAATCCAAAAAGTATGATAACACTTTAAAAACGAATGATATAATCATACGGCGTTATCGTAAAATCACATTTTGTGAGCACCGTTTTTTCATGTCAATTTTGTAAGAAAAACAGGTAAGAAGTATGGCGAAATTGACAAGAGAACAAAAAAAAGATTACGCGAAAACCCTCTATTTGAAAGAGAACCTGACGCAAGAGGAAATTGCTTCACGGGCGGATGTTTCCCGGCAAACAGTTATCCGCTGGATAAAAAGTGAGAATTGGGAAAAGCTGAAAGTGTCAATCACCATTACCCGTGAAGAGCAGTTGAATAACCTCTATCGCCAGTTGGCGGAAATGAATACCGCGATATCCGGACGGAAACCGGAAGAGGGGAACCGGTATGCCACACCCGCGGAGGCCGACACGATCACCAAACTGGCAAAAGCGATCAAACAGCTTGAGACCGAAGCAGGGTTAACAGACATAACATCCGCTTTCAACGGGCTGATCAACTGGCTACGGCCCATCGATCCAAAACAGGTAAAAGCAATAGCCCCGGTTCTGGACGCATATGTAAAATCAAAATTGTAACGCGATGGCAAAGAGGCGGCTGACACCGGACGACAGGTTTGCCCTGAAAGAATGGGAGGAACTCATTGCGTCCATACGTGAAAGCTCGGACATTAACCCGTCGGATAGCATTGCCGAAATAGAGGCGCGCAAAAAACGCCTTGAAGCCGACGACGAGGCGTGGTTCAAATACTACTTTGAAGCGGACTACACATGCGAACCGGCTGATTTCCACAAAGAGGCTACCAGACGCATCATGTCGAACGACCGATGGTATGAGGTGCGGGCCTGGTCTCGCGAGCTCGCCAAATCGGCAAGGTCTGTGATGGAAATGTCAAAGCTGGCCCTTACCGGAAAAATCCGGAATGTTTTGCTTATATCCAATTCCGCCGACAATGCAGAACGCCTGTTACTGCCTGTTTTTGCAAACATGTCGGAAAACCGCCGTATCATCCAAGATTACGGCCTGCAAAAAAAACCGGGCAGGTGGGAAGCATCCGAATTCACCTGTTTGTCCGGATGTTCTTTCCGGGCCATAGGGGCCGGACAGTCACCCCGGGGGACAAAAAATAAAAATTTCCGTCCCGATTTCATCCTTATAGATGATATCGATACCGACGAAGAATGCCGCAACCCTGACAGGGTGAAGATAAAATGGAAATGGCTGGAGGAAGCCTTAATTCCAACCATGTCTGTTTCGGGCAACTACCGGATACTGTTCAACGGGAACATCATCGCAAAGGAATGCTGTATCAAATTCGCGATAGAGAAAGCCCTAAGCATTCCCAAGATCGGCCATGTATCCATCATCAACATCCGGATGGTGGATATCCGGAAACCCGATCCGGTTAATGACTACAAATACGGGGTCTCCGTTTGGCCCCAGAAGAATTCCGAGGATGATATCGACATGTTCCTGTCGCTTATCAGCATCAGCGCCGTTCACAAAGAATTCTATAACAATCCGGTCGCGGTTGGAGAGATCTTCAAAGAAATGGTGTACGCCAAAGTGCCGGCTTTGGGCAAATTCAAATTCCTGGTCATTTATGGCGACCCTGCGCCGGGCGAAAACAAAAGCCGGAAAAGTTCCACCAAGTCGGTCTGCCTGTTGGGGAAACTGAACGGCAAGCTATACGTGATCAAATGCTACCTCGACCGCGGCCTGAACTCCGAGTTCATCGACTGGTACGTAAAACTCCTCGAATATGTGAACGGGCGCGTGCCCACTTACTGCTGGATGGAAAACAACAAGCTGCAGGACCCATTTTTCCAGCAGGTATTCCAGCCATTGGTACGGAAGGTACGGCGGCAAAAGAAAATCGCGCTTTACATAAAAGGGGACGAAGATAAAAAGACCGACAAGGCAACCCGCATCGAGGCGAACCTCGAACCGATGAACCGGGAAGGCAATCTCATCCTGAATGAAGCGGAAAAAGATAACCCGCACATGAAACGACTCGAAGAACAATTCAAACTATTCACATTGAGGCTTGATTTCCCTGCCGACGGACCCGATACGGTAGAAGGCGGAAACAGGCGGATAGACATAAAACTCCGGGATGCGGAACCAAGTACAACCATTCCCCGCAAAGTGATGCGGAAAAAAAATAAGAATCGATTATGAGCCAGTTTATTGAATTATCAGATTACGACGCAAGCATACACCGGGACATACTCGATGCATTGGTGCGTGAAGATGAAACCGTCATTGAGATATTGGAAGATCGCGCCATTGCGGATATGCGCGGGTATCTTTCCCGCCGGTACGACGTGGATGCCATTTTCGGGGCTTCAGGGGAGGAACGTAACCAGCTTATCCTGATGATGGCAATCGACATTGCCATTTATCACATCTTCTGCATTCATAACCCGCAGAAATTATCGCAGATGCGAAAGGACAGGTATGAGCGGGCAAAAGAGTGGTTAAAGGCAGTTGCAAAGGAAGAGATCAGCATCGATGGCGCACCGTTGCTGCCGACCGATGAGAGGCTTGCAAAATCCACATTCCTTATAAAAAGCAATCCAAAACGTGTAAATCATTATTGATATGGCAAAAAAGAATAAAATAACCGTCGGCGGAAATATCGCCCGTCCCGGACAAAACGCACCCAGGACGATCGTGCTCACCCAGCCTAAACGGTTTGGCGTGGATATATCCGACTATATCGGCTCTGTACGTGCGTTTGAAAATGTGGATTATACACAACGTTCCAAGTTGTATGATCTGTATGCTGATATTTTGATGGACACACACCTTTCCAGCGTGATAGACAAACGCGTCCTTGCAGTGCTTTCTTCCTCTATCGAGTTCCGGCGGAAAGGAAAGGTTGACGAGGCAATCGGCGAGCAAATAAAATCCCCCTGGTTCCGGAATTTTATACAGGACGTCATGATGGCAAAGTTCTGGGGATTTTCATTATTCCAATTTTATAAGGATAAGCAATGGGTCAACTACGACCTCATTCCGCGAAAACATGTTGACCCTGTCCGCCGGCTGATCCTCCGCCAGCAAACGGACATCACCGGCACATCGTGGGATGAATATGCCGACCTGCTTTTTGTGGGGCAACCAGAAGAATTAGGCTTATTGGCCAAAGCGGCGCCGTGGGTAATATATAAACGTAATACGACAGCCGATTGGGCACAGTTCTCTGAGGTATTCGGAATGCCAATCCGGGAATATATCTATGATACCGATGACGATGAGGCACGGCAGCGTGCTATCAATGATGCGGAAAACTCCGGGGGCCTTGCTGTCTTGATACACTCCAGGGACAGTGAAATGAAATTGGTTGAAAGTGGGAATAAAACCGGAAGTGCCGATTTGTATGAGCGCCTGTGTGAGCGCTGTAACAGTGAAATTTCAAAACTTGTCCTGGGAAACACCCTTACCACGGAAGCATCCGAAAAAGGCACGCAGGCTCTTGGAACCGTCCATAAGAAAGTAGAAGACCGTGTTGCCGAATCGGATCGCAAATACGTGCTGGATGTATTGAATTATGATATGACGGATATCCTTGCGGCAATGGGGATCAATACCTCCGGCGGTGAATTCTTTTTTCCTGACCCGAAGGAAATTGACCTTACATCAAAGGCAAGCATCCTTACGCAACTTCGTACTACCTTCCAGTTACCCATGTCCGACGATTACCTGTATGAACAATTCGGGATCGAGAAACCAAAGGATTACGACAAGTTGAAAGAACAAATGAGGACACAGCCGGAACCACCTGTATTACCAACTCCCGCAAAAGAAGAATTGCAGGATGAGCCGGAACCGGGGAAAGAAAAGAAGGTTGATCCTGTGAATGTAAAAAATAGAGACAGGAACCTCTTTATTCGCTTACGTGATTTTTTCGCCCAAGCCCCCCGCGCGGGGGCTTCAGGATGGGATTGAATAATCTCTACCAGCTACCTGGTTACGTGCCACATTTTCACAATGAAAATGATGATAAGCCGGTATCCGTTTCGTTTTCTTTCGATGACGATGTGTTGAAAGCTGCCATGCGGCGTCTCTATGAGAAAAAATACAATCCGCTCACGGAGATCGATGAGGGTCTATTTAACGAATTCTGGGATATTTACAACCAGGCGGCCGACGACGGGTTGAATGACGCGCCGGTAAAACTCGACTACCGCGATAAAGATGCTGATTTTTACGACGAACTGCGCTATAACAACAGCGTTTTTGCCGCATTCAAAACACACCGGTTCCAGAACGATATGGCTTCATTACTCATCGGGGAAGACGGAAAACTGAAATCATTCGCCGAATGGGAACGCGATACGGAATCAATCCGGGATCACCATGTCCGCCACTGGTTGGAAACAGAATATAATACGGCTGTCCGCCGTGCCCACCTCGCGGCCGAGTGGCGGCAGTTTGAAAGGGAAAAGGATATTCTCCCAAACCTCGAATGGATTGAGACAACTGCCGTAACTCCCGGAAAGGATCACATGCCGTTCTGGGGAGTTATCCGTTCAATCGATGACACATTCTGGAGTAAGCATCGCCCAGGTGACCGGTGGGGTTGTAAATGCGGCCTGCGCAGCACGGATAAACCGGTAACCCCATTGCCTCCGGGGGTCGATGATCCGGAGAATGCACCCGCTCCCGGATTGACAAACAACCCGGGAAAGGACGCGATGCTGTTCTCTTTTTCGCATCCTTACTTTGTTCTCGGATATCTTGCCTATAAGAAGCTGAAACCTATTATTGAGAAATTCGTAAAAAGGCAGGTCGAAAAACGGAGGGAATTGAAAGCCTATAAACAGGACGAAAAGGCCGGAAAGAAACTTCTTGTCCATCCTGATGCCGACCGTGTAGAATTACAAGATAATATTCGTGCCGGGCGTATCCTGGCCGAAAATTTCCGGCGGATGAATATAAAAATCAGGGAGCATGTTAGAAAGGAAGGTGTAAAAAATCCTGAATACGAAATTAATGGTTACCTGGCAGACGCCAAGCGGGTACAATCACCCAATGGCATTACACGTGGTTTCATAACTGCCAAAGAACAGGGGGCTCAAATTGTGGTTATCGACTTTGATAAACATCTGTACGGGGAGAAAGTGTCCAGAAAAGATATTGCAAAACGTATATCATGGCGTCACGATGATTTTGAAGACGGCACTATAAAAGAGTGCTACATTATTCATAACGGAAAGGCCATTCGTGTTACGAAGAAAAATTACGGAGATAGGGATTGGATCGAGAAAGCATTAAAAAAACTGGGAATGTAGTTACTACATTCCCAGTAAAAAAGGTTGCACAGCTTGATGCTATCGCGCTTTGGCGGCGAACCTTTATGCAAATATACATCCTATTTCGTTAATAGCAAAATATTTAACAAAAAAATGGAGGTAAGGGATAATTTAAATGAGTTCTTTTCAGAGATGGAAAAGAAGAAAAAGGAAGTTTCCGACCTCATGCGTCGGCGAATGCCTGTCCATGCCGGCCGTATCGCCGTCGATCATGTCCAGGACAACTTCCGCAAAGGAGGATTCGTCAACAACGGCCTGCATAAATGGAAAAAGAGTAACCGCGAGATTTACGGTGGAAAATCAGCAGCCAGCAATTACGGAACACTCCTGAGCGGGCGCAACCATTTATACAGTTCCACAAAATATGTCCCCGGAGACGCCCGCGTAGCTATTCAGAACGAAGCTGAACATGCAGGAGTGCATAACTGGGGCGGAACCATATCACCACGGGTTACACCCAAAATGCGAAAATTCGCCTGGGCAAAATATTATTCACTTGGGGGTGGCAAAAAAGACCAGCCGGTAGGCCCGGATGCCGGATTTTGGAAAAATCTCGCCTTAACTAAAAAAACAAAGTTGAATATACGAATGCCACAACGCCAATTCCTGGGAGAAAGCAAAGAGATGAACGAGGCCATACGCGCCAAACTAAATCAGGAAATAGCGAAAATATGGGGCGGTTAAACGCTGTTCACGTACTATTTAAACAACAAACAATATGGAAACATTATTTTTATCAATTCAAAAGCGCATCGCCGACAACATGCCGGAACTCTCGCTCGTCGATGAAGATTACGGGCAACTGAACACGGAAGAGGATACATATCCGGTAACTTTCCCTTGCAGCCTGATACAAGTAGAAGAGATAGATTGGCAGGATTTGGGGGCGGGGAAACAAAAAGGGACTGTCAACATCCGGGTAAAACTGGCAATCGACTGTTACGACGATACTCATTACACCTCCGGAACCGCACAGAAAGCCGCTGAACGGATGTTGATGTATAAAAAAATGCATACACAGCTAAATATGTTCAAGGGAGGCATCCTGAAGGATGATGATGGCATAGTAATAGACAAACATTTTACGCCAATGAAACGTGTTAAGAGCGTGTTCTATTCACTTCCCGGTGGCATTAAGGTTTATGAAGGGATTTACTCCTGTCAAATATTGGATTTATAAATTATTCGCCGGGGAAGAGGGATAAATGATCTTTTGTGATCCGCGGTTTTTTCACCCGCGGCAAGGGTTTTATGTTGATATCGGCTATTTTATGAAGATTTTCACGGATAATAGCCATGATCCGCTCCTCGGATATAAAGAATTCCTGCTCTGAAAGGACTTTCAACGCATCATCAAATCGCAATCGCTCAACCTCCGTCCAGTAATAATACCGGCGGATCAGCTTCTCGTCGCGTAACGATATCAAATGTTTATTTCTTCCTTTCCTCGCCATTTATACCAGGTTTTAACAAAACAAAGATATAAGCAATTTATTGATATATCACACAAACACAACACGAAATCGGCAATAATACTTCATGAAGCATCATCAATTGTCACATTGGGGATCACGACTAATTTAAATTCTTTATCAAAAAGAGGATATATAGTATCCATTTTATTATCCGAATCTCCACTTTTTTCTTTAAATACTCCCTTGAAAAAAAGTTGAAGCTGATACATTTCTTCATCCTTGTTATCCAATAGAACGCCAATGCTGTCCATCTGGTCAATAATTTTTTGAAGAATTTTAACCTCTTTCTCCGAAACACCAACAAGGTGATCAAACTCTCTTTTTGCCTCCTCAATTTCATCTTTATCACCAGCTAATTTTGCGAGTTTTGCGATGTTTATCACCTGTTCCCTTTTTAAACTATTTAAATCCACAATCTTTTTATGTCTATCGAATTCCTGATCATATAAAGAAAGCAGCCGGTTATAATATTCTTTTTCTGTAACTGTGTCATATTTTATCGGCTCAAAGACTAAATATTCAATTGTAGCATTATTCTTAAAAGCTTCGTCTTCCAAATGTTGTTTAAATTGTTCTGACATTGATGTTAAGTTTTTCTCATATTCGCTTTTACAAGAAATAAATATTAATCCGGCAATAGCTAAAACAAATACTTTTTTCATAACAACTTCATTTTTTTAATTGTATTCACAAATCTACAAAACTATTTCATTATCAGAAAAAAAATCGGGATTTACTCCCGCTTTTTCATCAATTTCGGATAAAATCCCGCAAATCACTCAAAGGTTTGGCTGTAGGTTTACGTTTCGCTTCACCGCATCCCTTTTCATGATCCGGGGAATTAAGCCTCTTCTCAATATCCCCGGGGAGGTGGCGTATCATGCTTTTCAATTCACCCAAACTCTCGTTAACCCGGCCAATGCATTCCAGGTATTCCATGAAAAATTTGATCTCGTTCATGGCTTATTCCCCTCCCCCGAATGGCAAACATAATTGAGATTCGTCAAGCTGCGTGGTGTTCTTGCGGCTCCCCGACAAGATCAACGACAGCCCCTTCTTGTTGGCGAACCACGCCGGGTAGGTGTTGCCGAAAATAAAAATCTTAGCGGCGAGCGTCTCGACGGCATTCAACTTCCTGGCTAACTGGTAACTTCCGGTGGCCGAATGCAACGCCCTGTTGATGTCGTTGATGCTGAACCAATCCTGCCCGTCAATGGTGACCGTCCTCACCCTGAACCCGTTCATCTCGGTCCATCCATACGGCACATTCCGGGCATCCACGTAATCATCATTTTTCGCCTTGTTTACAGAGTAATGGCCCCGCTTGCGCAATGAAGGGAGCACTTCGCTTGTGATCCACTTCCGGAATTGGCGGGCATACGGTTTATTGCTCCTCAGGATCAACGCATATAAGCCGCTTTCATTCACTACCCACGCCATACCTTGACGACCTAAACTTTTCTTACCCCGTTCGTCGTCATCAAGCATCTTAATTGCAACACTCGGATTTGTATGCCCAAGCGTATCGCAAACATCCTTGGCCACGAACCACGGTTCACTGTCAATGATAATACTCCTGATTTCCTGTTTGCTCTCCGAGAACTGGGAGACAATCACCTCGCACGGCTCGTTTTGGGTCTGAGCCAGACCTCCATTAAGTTTAAACATATTGTATAATTTTTATAGCGTGTGGAACTGGAAAAAGAACGGCGTTCCACTTCCCGTTGCTAAAGTCCTTATACAAGAGGCTTGAAGTGCCATTAAGCTACTCCACGGGGTTAGAACGCCGCATATCATCGCACGTTTGCGGGCATAAAAAATGCCCTGAACGCGACGCTTGGGCAGATTCCTACCTCTTGTAATTAAAACTTTAGCGTCGCAAACATACAAACTTTTTTTCAAAATCCACACGCCAGTGAATATTTTTTTCCATTTTGGTTTAAAAACCATCCCGATTTTCACAAACAGGGATGGACAAAATTAAAAAGTCATATTAATAAAAAGAAAGTTTAACCAGTTGTATCATCATATTTGAATCCCCATTCCAAGTCGAGCATATCCTGCCGATCCGGTACCCGACGATGGACTATCCGGTATATTTCATCCCAATCAGGCAATTTCACCAGGCCGCGATCGTCGATATACAGGTCGGCCCCAACTTTGCGGGGATCACTTCCACCGTAGGCAATTATCCTGTAACGGATATTATCGTTAATGGCGTCAAAACGGATACCGTTTTCGGCGCAAAACTTCACCGCCTCTGCCAACTTCTGTCCTGTTCTGCAAGTCCACAATATCAACTGGTAACCTTCTTTACGAAGTTTTTTGAGTGTCTCAATTGCTCCCGGAATAGGTTCGCCGATAAACGGATAATCATCTTTCACTATTGTTCCATCAAAGTCTACCGCTATAATCATAATTCAATATTCAAAATCAGTCCAATGAATAATTTTAATGTATATCCGCAGTTATTCCTAAAGAATTTAGCGGAAAAATAGTTATAAATAAGTTCGCAAATGCTTACACAAATCACAGATATTCATTATATTTACATTCTGAACACATGTAATATTTCAAGCTATGAATATCCTGGATTTTGCTATAAATTACCCCGATGAGGAAACCTGTCGGGAAAAATTCAAACAACAAAGAGACCAAATGGGAGTTACCTGCCGTCGTTGTAATTGTAAGGAGCATTATTGGCTGGAAAACAAGCAGGCTTACGAATGCAAGCGTTGCCAAGCGCGCCAGACGCTGCGTTCGGGCACG